GAAAGGTGCGAAGTATCAAACGATACACCACCCCGTCACTGCCGAAGTATGGAAGAAACATTTAGATGGTGAACTACGATTAGGTCTTAGGCCAGAGATCGAAGACGAATGCACTTGGGGTTGTATAGATATAGATCCTAACAACTACAAAGATTTTTCTGAAAAGAAAGTTGTAGATATTATAAGAAAATATAAACTACCGTTTGTACCCGTCAAATCAAAGTCAGGAGGCTTACACGTATTTGTATTTTTTAGTGAGAAGGCATCAGTAAAAAAAGTTGTAGAAAAGTTAGGTGAGATTAATGAGCAATATTTTTTAGCACAAGAGATATTTCCTTGTAATAAATCATTAAATATGCCTTATCACAATATGAATGCATCAATGGAGTTTGCTTTTGATTCTAATGGCACACCCGTTTTAATAGGTCAGTTCTTAGAGATAGTCAAAGAAAGAACAATAGCACCAAAAGATTTTTTTAAACTACAAGTACAAGAATACGAAATAGAATCACAATGGTCACACTACCCACCATGTGTACAGAAATTAATTACTGAGAAGTGGAGTGGTGGTATGCGTCATCAATACTTATACAATGTATGTGTATTGGAGATGAAGAAGAATGCAGGATTAAATTACTCAGACTTGTTAACTATTATGCAAGATCGCAACAAAGAAATATTCAATAATCCACTACCTCAAAATGAAGTGGCAACATTATCAAAGTCAATACACAAGTCAGGATACAGTTATCAATGTCCGCCTAAACATCCAGAGTATAGTCCCATATGTAATAAAGATTTATGTAAACAAAGAAAGCTTGGGTTAGCAGATGCAGTTCCCGATATTATTAGTCACTTTGAAAACATTGTATATATTCAAGATACGAAAAACATTTGGTGGGAGTTTGATTATAAAGGTGCACGGGTCACGGTATCTCCAGAAGATATGAAAGATGAGAAGGCATGGCGTGTACGTTTACTAAGACATAAAGTATATTGGCTTACACTACCTAAGCCTAGAAAAGGTCCAAGTCCTTTTGAACTGTTAATGAAGAGTATAGTAGAAAAAGCAGAAGAGTCCGTAGATCATCAGTATATGGATAATGTTGAAGAGGAGCGATACTCCGTACTTAAAGATTTTTTTGAATCACATATAGAACAAGACAAGTTTGATCGTTTGAAAGATGGGTATGTTGTATTAGACTCTAAGTCAAATGTATGTTATTTTAAGAAGTTGACATTGGATAAATTTTTAAAGAAACACGCCTCACGGACCTTTAACACTACGGCAGATGCTTTACGTATGTTAAACTGTAAGAGAGCTGATTATAAAGAAGGTGAAAAGAACGTATGGTATGTAGATATGCCAGAGTTTGTAAGTCACCAAGCAATACAAAAGAAAACTAGAAAAGAAGATATATCAGAAATGGACGATGACTATCATGCAAAATTTAAAAAACCAGAAACAAAGACAAATATATAAAAAGACCATAAAGATATTTGGACCACCAGGAACTGGTAAAACCTATACACTTATAGAGCGTATACTTAAAAAGTATTTACAAAAGGGTGTGCATCCAAAAGATATAGCTTTTATATCTTTTACAAACAAAGCAGTAAACACGGCAGTGGATAGAGCATTAGCTCACTTTACTAAATACACTATTGATGATTTTCAAAGATTTAAAACATTGCATAAATATTGTAGAAGATATTTTGAAGAAGAAGTATTTGATCCTAAAGCGTGTATGTTAGATTATGCTTTGCAAACCAAGATAATTAAAACGTCTGACAGAAGATTATCTGATGACGGTTTTATGTATAAAGATTGGTCGTTAGGTATTTATGATAAAGCAAGAAATATGTTAGAAGACCCATTACTTGTGTATAAAAAAGAGTCTTACAAAAAAGATAATTTAGATATATTTGCTAGAAAGATAAATGCCTATGAACATTATAAAAAGGATAGCTTCATAGATTTTACTGATATGATTGAACGTGCTATTGATGAAGTAAACTTTCCTGATCTAGAAGTTCTTATACTAGATGAGGCTCAGGATTTTACACCATTACAATGGTCTGTAATATATAAGATAGCAGATAACACTAAACGTATTTATCTTGCGGGAGATGATGATCAAGGTATTTACAGATGGAATGGTGCAGATCCAAAATACTTCACTACATATTTTCCTGGTCGTAAAGTTATTTTAAGAAAGACTAGAAGGTTTGGAAAAAACATACATCATTTTTCTAGTATCATTCGCAGAGGTATATTAGATAGTGTAGAAAAAAAATACGAACACGATGGAGGGGCAGGTTATATAAAAAGATATTTGAATTTTTATGAAATACCTTTTCATGAATTCACAGGAAGTTGGTACATATTAGGGAGGGTGCATTCCACTGTTAATGAGTTGAAGATGTCTGCCAAGAGTAAAGGTTTATATTTTTCTGATAATCAAGGTAACAAATCCTTTGACTCAAAACAGTGGGAAGCCATAAAAACGTGGACTTCTGTGTCAAAAGGTAATAGTATAAGTAAAGAACAAGCGGAGAACATGTATAAATACATTAGAGAATTAAAACACTTTGATTTTCGTACAAACAAATTTTGGAGAGATATTCCGTCAACACAATTTTTTACCTTTGATAGTTTGTTAGAATGGGCAGGCTTAGATATGGCTAAAGAGGATCAGAAAAAACCTTGGTGGGAAATTTTAAAAAGAAACTTTCAACCAAAACAAATGTTATATTTTATAGAGTTGTTGAAAAGATATGGACAAAAAACTCTAAATAATAAACCAGAAATAATTATAGATACAATACACAGTGTAAAGGGAGGGGAGGCCAATCACGTCTGTATATATTCTAAGACTAATTGGCCTGCATCTTTTTCTCATAAAAATGTATCAGAGAGATCTGATGAACGCAGAGTATATTATACAGGTGTAACTAGAGCAAGAGATTCACTACACATCTTATCAACAGATTTTCGATATAATTATCCAATAGGTAAAGATTATTTAACATACATACAAGAGGGGGGTTGATATGAAATGTTGGCATTGCGGAACAGAATTAATTTGGGGTGGGGATCACGATTACGATATGGGTGAGGATTTTGATATCGTTACTAATTTAAGTTGTCCTAATTGTGAAACCTATGTAGAAGTTTATCATAAAATAGAAGGAGTAGATAATGAACGTAAAGAAGCTTGCAAAAGAGAAAAACCTTGACGCAGATAAGTTGTCAAGAGATATCGATGTATCTTATACTTACGCTGATCTATTAATTAAGTCAGAAAGAAAACCAAGTAGAAAAGTTATGAAGAAAATACGAAAAGTATATAAGTTACCATTAGGCGAGTTTTAATGTATAAGATTAAACTTACAATGGAATTTAAAACCAGACCAACAAAGGCTGAAGTTGAGAACAGATTATTTGATCTGTTAAGAGATGGTTTTGTATTAAAACAAAAGGAAGAATATGAAAAAGAAAAACGACTTGTGGGAAAAGGGCAGCAAGCATTACCAAATGCTTAAAATTCAACCGTCACAATTTATTAATAAAAATAAATTATTGTTTGCAGAAGGTAACGTTATAAAGTATATATGTCGACATAAGGCAAAAGGAAAAGCTGAGGATATAAAAAAAGCTATACATTATTGTGAGATGATATTAGAACGTGATTATAAATAAAAAACCAGGTAGAATCATAAGCAAGACTTCTTTACATGTACTCAGTGACGATTTAAACGGGTTTTGGTATAAAAACCCTAGATTTCTGGGGGTTTCATGACATCATTACAGCTAGTATTAAACTATAAAAAGAATTTATGGTCTGCACCATCAGATTATAGAGATCTGACTGATGCAAAAGAGATCGCTATTGATTTAGAAACCAAAGACGATGGTATTAATAATGGATATGGTGCGGGTTGGGCAACTGGTCGTGGAAAAATAATTGGCTTTGCTGTGGCAACAGAAGGTTGGGAAGGTTATTACCCTATGGAGCATTTTGGTGGTGGTAATTTAATTAAAGAACAAGTATTAAAATACATGCATGATATTTGTAAACTGCCTTGTCGTAAAATTTTTCACAACGCACAGTATGATGTTGGTTGGCTTAACGCATATGGTATCGAAGTTAAAGGTGAAATAGTAGATACTATGATTGCAGGAGCATTGATTGATGAAAATAGATACAGTTATAAATTAAACACATTAGCAAGAGAATATTTAGGAGAGATAAAATCTGAAGCAGATTTAAATGAAGCAGCAAAAAATCATGGAGTTGATCCAAAGGCTGAGATGTGGAAGTTGCCTGCCGAACATGTTGGACATTATGCGGAACAAGATGCACGGCTCACGTATCTTTTATGGCAACGATTTAAACACGAAATCAATGCACAAAGTCTGTCTACCATTTGGGAGTTAGAAAGAGATCTGCTTCCTATCTTGATTAAAATGCGACAACGTGGTGTGCGTGTAGATCGAGCAAAAGCTGAAGCGTTAAAAATTAATTTTGAGAAAAGAGAAAAAGAAACACTACACGGTATACATAAATTAGTAGGTAAGGATATTGACATATGGGCCGCCAGACAAATCGCTTGGGCCTATGATAAATTAAAAATAGAATATCCTAAAACAGAAAAGACTGGTGAACCAAGTTTCACGCAACAATGGTTAAGTAACTCTTCGCATCCTATAAGTAAATTAATTGTAGAAGCAAGAGAGATAAACAAATTCCATAATACTTTTTTATCTAGTATTATGAAATATGAACACAAGGGTCGTATACATGCTGAAATACAACAACTCCGAAACGACTCTGGTGGAACGGTTTCTGGTAGGCTATCAATGTCAAATCCTAATCTACAACAATTGCCTGCCAGAAACAAAGAGTTCGGCCCAATGATCCGAGGCTTATTCTTACCTGAAGAAGGTTGTAAGTGGGGAAGTTTCGATTATAGTCAACAAGAACCACGGCTCGTGGTTCACTATGCTTCTAGTATCGGTGAAGGCTATCAGGGATCGAAAGAATTAGTAGAAGCGTATGCGAATGCAGATGCAGACTTTCATCAGACTGTAGCTGATATCTGTGGTATAGGTCGTAAAGAAGCAAAGACTATTGGACTAGGTTTAATGTATGGTATGGGTAAGAAAAAACTAGCCACGATGCTCGGACTAGAATACGAAGAAGCCAATAATTTGATCTCTAAATATAATAGAAAAGTTCCTTTTGTAAAATTACTATCGGATCGTTGTATGCAAAAAGCAAACGAGCAAGGTGTTATACGAACTAAATTAGGACGTAAGTGTCGTTTCAATATGTGGGAGCCAAAAGATTTTGGGTTACATAGTCCAGAAACTTTTGACAACGCTGTTGCAAAATATGGTCGCAATAACATTAAAAGATGTTTTACATACAAAGCATTAAATAGATTGATCCAAGGATCAGCAGCTGATCAAACTAAAAAAGCTATTGTTAGTTGTTATGGTAAAGGGTATTTACCCATTGTACAGATACACGATGAATTATGTTTTAATGTTGCCAATGATGAGGACGTACAGAAAATAAAGAGAGAGATGGAGTCTTGCGTGGAACTCAACGTTCCAAGTGTAATTGATGTCGCCTTAGGTGACGACTTTGGACAAGCTACTTAGCTTGGTTGTGAAATCTTTTATGCATGTCGTTTTGGTCTTGTATAATTATTTGTTTTGTCAAGTCCCTGATCTTTAATGTCAATGCCATCATATCAGGAGTATAAGATCCATTTTTCTTATACAATTTTGTCCACAAATGTTCACATGCAATCTTTTCATCTAAAAGTTTCATTGTAACCTCTTGTTTAATTTACAATAACATTATATTTTATTATCTGTCAACATCTCTTGACTTATCCCATAAATATAGTATCTTAATATTATTCTAACACAACATATTGAAAGGAAGAAAATGGATACAACAAGATGGAAAAGTGTGGCTGTGAAGGTCGAGGATCATGCAGTTTTAAAGGCTTTGTGTGAAAAAAAGTTCAGGGCCCCCGCTGCAATGATCAGTAAATTAGTTTATGACTACTTAGAAGCACAAGCAAAAAGAGAGAATACTACAGTAGACAAATACAAGAAAAAGTTATTAAATGGTAGTACTAAGGAGTAGTTATGAAAAATTTTATAAAGAAAAGGATTATTGGTCCTTGTCGTAAAGCAGGCAAGTTCATTGCCGATAAAGGACGATGGGTCAAGAAAAGGTTATTCGGTAAACTTTGTAAGTGTAAGTAATGGGAATGATGGATCAGGCCTGGCGTGATTCTGCACGTGGGGTTATAGACAGAACACATGAAAACAAGCACTATATAATATGTGCTACATGTAAAGGAAATGGTTATGTATATACTGATAAACTGTCACCGCACCCTGTTTTTACAAAGACTTGTGAAGATTGTGAAGGGTCTGGACATTCTGGGGTAAAGAATGTCGAAGAAAAAGAAAAATGAAGCATGGAATAAAGGCTTAAAATTGCCTTTATCTACAAAAATTAAAATGCGAAAAATACATAATCAAGATGTATTTATCAAAGACTCATCGCATCCCAGACATAGAGTAAAAGAACGTATCATGATGGAGGGATTGTTACCTTACACATGTTGCATATGTAAAATAGAACCACTATGGCAAAGTAAACCCTTGACTTTAGTGCTAGACCATATTAATGGTGTAAACAATGATAATAGATTACAAAATCTACGTTTTTTGTGTCCAAACTGTAATTCGCAGACTAACACTTTTAGTTTAGGTCACAGGAGAATGAGAAAAAAGTAATATTATGAAAAATTATGCGGATATATTTGACTTTTTAGCTAAAAAATTATCATTTGATGATTATATTTATATAAGCACTTTGATTTTAGAAAACTGTATAAACCCAGAAGAACAAAAGAAAATGTTATCACGTGTCACTAAAGCTAATAAGGATGTTTCTGTTGAGATAGGACATTATATGTTAGAGAGGAAACAAAAACCTTTATCCTTAAAGAAAAGAATCGTTAGACGTGGTAAAAGAAAATTTACAGTAATAGATGGAGGATTATATGAAAGTTAATTTAGCAGATATATTGGATTTAAACCAAGACTATGGAGATAGTGTAGTAATAGATATTAATGACTTAGATCCTGAAGAAAGAATGCTCTTCATTGAAAAACTCTATTCGGATTTGAAAATGTTTAAAGAACGAGAACAAAATATCTATACTGAAACAGTAATAAAAAATTATGAAACTCTAATCTCAGGTCTGATAAAAAATTATGCTCACTAATGGTAGCATCTCCATACTTGCTCAGGATAATGGGAATACGCTTCTCCAAAGAGATATTGTTTAACAATCCCAGCCCTGAGCAAAAATTATGGAGGGCGGTCATTATAAACGCTTTTGATGAAACACTTACCCTAAACTCTGATCGTAAATCTAGCTTAATAAAAATGAACTCTCACAATTGGATCTTGTCCAATAACCGTGATTTTATTAAAGTATGTGACTGGGCTAATGTCAATGCAGATCAAATCCGTGATAGTTATAAAAAAGCTTGTAAGAATATGATTGTTCGTTTTAAGACCAAGCAGATCGCTTGGAAGGTCTATGACATTAAATATAAGAAAATGTTATCAGAAGATAATAATATAATGCGTAATCGCATTAGAAAGAATATATTGATGTTTAGGCGTAGTATTATAGAATCGGAAGATGAACTACTGACCACGGCTCTCGACTCAGTGGTTTCCTAGTTTTCCCAAAATTCCTATAATGCACGTCCTTAGAAACATTTTTTTTAAAAAAAAAGTTTGTAAGGAAAAAAACTAGGAATACTAGGAAAATACACCTCAAGATACCAGAAAACTAGGATTATTAACAAATAACTTTTAGGAAAATTTTAGGAAAAATTCCCAAAAACTAGGAAAATATCATCAAATATCTATAAATATTAATTTCCTTATGGACTGAGTCCTGCATTTTTTTTTTTAAAAAAAAAGTTTGTAAGGAAGTGCTATATAGAATTTTAGGAAAAATAGTAGATAAAATGATTAAATTTAGTTATATATAAGATATGCCAAGAAAAAGCAATCAAATGAAAACATCTATGGAGTTAACACAGCAACAGAGAAGTTTTGTTGACATATTGGTAGCCAACTGGGGTCAGATAAAAAAAGTGGACGCAGCGATTAAGGCTGGATATACATCAAAGAAAGGTAAACCCTATGAAATGGCTAGTAAGTTGTTAAATCCTGATCTTAATCCTCACGTGTGTAGATATTTAGAGAAAAGGTTACAAAGAGAAACAGAGAAGTATGAGAAGGATAAACTTAAAAGATATAAAACATTTGAAAGATTAAGAGATGGTGCTGAAATGAAGGGTCAATATACGGGAGCAATCAATGCTGAGTATAGAGCGGGACAGATGGCAGGTATGTTTATAGATAAAAAAGAAATTACACATTCTAGTCTAGAAGGTATGAATAGAGATCAACTAGAACAACGATTAGCTGAGCTAGAAAAAAAGATAGGTGAGGGTGCGAATATAATTGACATTACCCCAGAAAAACAATAATCTATAAAGAATACAATTTACTTGTATTTCTTTCTGTTATATTAAAGCTGAAGTTTTTAGTCATTCTTCAGCTTTTTTTTATTAGTAAATCTCTACCATAATGGAAGTTAAACTCTACCAAAATGGAGTAAATCTCTACCATAATGGAAAAAAATATTTGATTTTTGTAAATTTTTTTGGTAAAATAAATTTGATTTAATATATATCAGTATATTAAATTTTTTTTATTATTTATTTTTGGCAAAGTAGCTTGAGATTCTCACATTAACAACACTCAAGCTACTTTTTTTTAGATATCATCAATACCGAAAAACCAAGCGATTATCAGTATAACAATTATAACTATTAATATTAACTTCATTAGTGCAACGTCCTCCCTTCATTTAATTGTTTCATAAGTGCTTTCATAACCCTAGACCAATAGTCATAAGCAAAGTTATCTTCAGCATCTGGATCACAATCTTTTAAGATACTATGTACCTTTATGATCTTATATTCTAGATCAAAGTTCATATTTTCTCCATATACCATTCTTGATTATGTGATCCATTTCTTCTCTTATCTGCTTTGCTTTATTTAAATCCTTCCATAAAGCAATAGATAATTTACTTTGTAACTTTTTAAAACGCTTATTCTCAGCGTTGAGTTTTTTTAAATCGATATCCATTAAACTACACATATATCCTCCTATTCTTTTTCATTCCATAAAGTTATGCCAAAGTCATAACCTTGTTTATAATAAGCATAATAATTATTTTTTTTAGCAGGTGGGTCTTCTCTTACACCAATTAATAATCCGTCAGCTACACCATCTTTAAATGCATTTAATATTTTGTTTATATCTTTATTCATTATGATTCTCCTCTATGGTTACTTCAGTTTGTCCATCAGCTTCTAATACAGTTTCTAATTTACAATTATGTAAGTTAAAATTTTCTAAAAAATAAAATTGTAAATTACTGTTAGGATCGCATTGTTCTAATTGTTTTATAAAATCTTTAACTAATA